CCACAACGTTGATATTGGCGGGGGGTACGGCCTCTTTGTGTTCCTCCGGGTCCAGTACGTTTATAAAGATCGCCGGTCCCATGCCGTACAACCTGAAATGCGAATACATGACTTCGCATAAGGTAAAGCTGCCCCAATCGTCACTATATCCCAGTGCCGCGGCAGCTTCCGCATAGTTATAGGCCAGTACCGCTTCATTCACTTTCCCATTAGTGAAGTGAACCGGGGCCAAACCCACAACAAAAGGTATGCCGCAACCGGCAACAACCGGGGTTGATACCGACGTTGCCACTTGTCTTGCGCTTACTCCATGCTTGTAGCTCATTTATCATTCCTCCCTTACTTTTTCGCATTCGCGGCGGCAACCACATCTTTAAAGCATTTATTGATGTAATTGCCGGGCGTCGCTGCTTTTACGCGCTGTTCTGCCAGTTCTTCCACGGGAATAATCAAATCCTTTACTAACGGGTAATCTTTTAGCACATCCGCCAGAAATGCGGTTATTTCCTCGCGGCTGCCGCTGAAAACGGTATTTCCTTTCAGCTTTCCGCTGGGCAGGTTCGGCCCGATGTAAATAAAGCATTTGGCCGCCCTTGGTTTTTGCTCTTCCTTGGCGGCCTTCGTGGTTGCTGTGCTATTCGTTTCTTCCTGGAGGGTTATTGTATCCGCTTCATTTTGCGCGGCTCCTGCGGCCTCCTGGGGCGTTTCTGCGCTGACTTTATCCTTTTTTAATACCATAGGTTTCCAACCTCTCTTTCAATAGTAGGTAACTCCCATCTTGTAATCATTTCCCCTAAAAAATAGGGGTAAGTGCTGTCCGGGTAGACAATGTATTCTACGGGCCGTTTCAATAGAAACTGGTCGCCAATTACCCCGGCTTTAAGGAGGGCAATCCTTATCCTGGTGATAACGTTCAAAACATTTATCGCGCCTGTTTCCCCGTCCTCGGAATAGGTTGCAACCACAATCCGCACTATGCAATCACTTTCCGGGTCTTGCTGCTGCTCCTGGGAATCCTGGCCGGATATGAATTGCAGCAAAATATAGGGGATAAGTTTGGTTTCCCCTTCCTTGTTGGGCAGGCGCATGCGGAAAACATTTGCTGGCCGCTCCTGCGGTTCTTCCTCCGCCTTTCCCCGGACGCTAAGAAGCAAGTCTTGTGTCTGCTCTTCAATGAATTCTTTCAATCTGTCCAATAATGTTACCGGCGTCATGCTCCTAACCTCCGTAACCGTTTAAAATCCTGGTTATTTCGTGTTCAATCCGCTTGTCAATGGTTTCCTGGGCCGCCTTTTCAATTTCCTGCTGCACTTCTGTATTGTTCAGCATGCCAGCAGGGGAAGGGCCGTATAGCTCTTCAATGGGCAAACGCCTTGTATTCGGGGTGGCCCGCTCGAAAACCCCAACATGTCCGCTTTGCATCTCGGCAACAAAGGCATGCTTTAGGCGTTCCCCGCCCGTTTCTCTCAGCACGGCCACGGATACAGTTTGCTTTTGCGGTTCTTTCGGGCTGACTTGAAATTTTATCAGCGGTATCCTTGTACCGGCAAAAGCAATTTCACCTGCCAGGGTGCTTTGACTGGCCTTTTTTTCGGTGATGTTGGTTTCACTTTTGAAATCCTTTTGCAGAATGCGGTATGTTCTGTTGACCGATTTTCCCGATTGCGTCCGCACCGTCTGCAATCCCCGATTGATCGCATTGTAGAAAGCCTTTTTAGCTCCGTTGGGCACGCCGCTTAAAATCAGGTTTACCCGCTCCATTTGTTCATTGGTAATTTCGATCATTCGTCTATCATCTCCAGGTAAAGCAGGATTTCCCCGGATTCATCTTCCACCTTTACGATGTTGAATAAATCCCGGTTTTCCCCGATCTCAATGTTGTGTCCCTTGCGCGGCACAAGCGGTAAATCAGCTTTTGCAATGTAAACAACCAGGTCAACAAGAAATATACCGTCCGCATTATCTCCAGACGGTATATTTCTATCTTTGGCCCCCGAATAATCCAGGATTGCCGGTATGTTGTAAACTTCTCCGTCATACTGCAATCGCGTTACGTCCGCAAACTCCATGGTATTATGAAAAACATCCCGAATGTCATTCGCAACCAGGGTTTTAAAGTCCATCATTGCGCTATAACCTGGGCAACAAACCAGCTATCCACTTCATGGGGGACAGGAAGCGGCTTGCTGTTCAGTTGCAGGAAACGGCGGCTGGGGTTCCTTTCTATCCAAGTATCAGGCACTTTTTGGCCCTCTACCGTGATAAAGTTTTTGGTTTTTTCCTCCAGCAAGGTTACCGCCCCATAGCATAAGGAAAATTCCGCGCCGGTGGAAAGCAGGACCATGGTTCCGGGCGGTACTATCGGCTGCTGCACGGGGTTGGCCGGGTCCGTCCAATCATCCAGATACCATTCGTTATAGGTGTAAATGTCCAGCCCTTCACTGTTGATTGTACCAATGTAGGTTACGCCGTTGGGCAGTTCCCGCGGCTTGATTACTGCCAGGTCATACGCCTTAATGTCCAGCACTTTTTGTACCTTGGAATCGTTTATGAAACTATCGGCCACATCATCCGCCAATATTAAAACGTCGCAATTGACAAACCCGGTTTTTTGCACCTGTTTCCGGCAAGCTTTAATATAACCCAATTTATCATTCGTCCATTTCGCGGCGGCGGTGGCGGCGGCCTCATAGTTCGTAAAACTGAAATTAATTTCTTCGTTCAGTCCTTCCCCAATAATGGGGATTTTTCCGGTATAGATAGCCTGGGCGCACATCCATTCTTCACGCCGGGTAATCATTTCATCCAGTTCAAGGAAATCACTGGCTAACTTTTCCACGGCCCTTTCTGCCGGGGTTTTCCCGCTGTATACAAGCTCACCGGGCGATCTGGTTAAAAGATCGTCAACAGTGGTAATCTTGTTGGGCGCGATTAGGGGCGGGGTATAGGTTTTGGTCTGGTAACCGCTGTTGGGTATGGTTTTCCCGCCAATTTTCGGGTGAACAAAAGGCGCAAGGGCGCGGTTGCCCTTCTTCATGTCAATATCAACGCTTTTTGTGGGGAAGGTAATTATGTTTTTAAAAAAGGTCGTTCTGAAAAACGTAAATATTGGCGGCATGCGCCGGATAACCTTTCCCATTGTACGGGGGTCATAAATACTTACTTCGTTTGCCATTCTTTCATCTCTCCTTCACTTTTTACTTTAAGAAAACGCCTAAATTGCGAAATGCCGGTTTCAGCAGCGCGGCGGTCACGTTTTCTTCTAAATTAAGGGCGGCGGCGAAAAATTCACCCGTCACATAAACAGCCACTTTCCCACCGCTGGAAGCTTCCGCGGCGATTCCATAAAGGCCCTCTGCTGTGTTTTCAGCCGCGGTTTTAGCGGGTTCCGGGTCGGTTATGGGCACATATTCAGTGGTGCTTGCAATGCTTGCGTCGCCTTCCGTTCCTGGGGTAACGGTCGGCATTGCACCTGTCCCGGCAACCTTTTGGGTAAAGGTTATAGTTGCCCCGGTGTTTGCTACGGTAAACGCCGTTTCATTGGCTTCCACTGCCGTTTTAAGGCTTGCGGCGGCCACTGTCGCTGTGCCTGCGTTATATTGGTTCCCGGTGGCCCCGGAAGCAACACAGGTATAGGTTGTACCGTTAATTATTATGGTGTCCCCAGCCTCCTGGGCCTGCGCTATGGTCAAGGTGTATACCGCCGCTATTGCCGCCGCATAGTCCCTTGCTGCGCTTGCGGCAACATAGGGCACAATATTAGCCAGTCCATTAACCAATTTTACAGGGGCGTATTTTTCAATGGTTACGCCCTGGGCTACGCTTAAAACTTCTTTTGCAATGGGAAATTCCCCGGCAATAAAATTGTCCGGGGTGTATGTCGCTGTATTAATTTCAAACATTCCTTATTCCTCCTTCTTATTTCTTTTCCGGGTACAGTTTGTCAATTGCCGCGTCAAACGGGTTTTCCTCGTTACCTTTGGTTCCCGGCTGGCCTCCAGTGCCTACACCATTAATGTTGCTTGCGTCAATGTCGGTTTGCCTGTTGTCCAGGTATTTCACACCCATTTCCTTTTGCTTCGCAACGATCTTCATTGCAACATCGGCAGCGGCAATGGGCTTGTCAAATTTGGCTTCCTTTACGATCTCTTCAAACCCGCCAATTGCCAAATCCTCAATGTTTTTAATGCGGTTGCGTTCCTGGGTTGCGGCGGCCTCTTCAATCTGGCTGACTAAGGCCGGGTATGCCGCTTTTAATTCGTCAACTGTCTTGATTTCCACGGTCTTTTCACTCTCCTTTTTTTGATTGTTTTTATTTAAACCGCCGCCCGTATCCGCGTGGTGGTTTAACAAGGTTTGCGGGATATTCTTATATTTGGCTAGGTCAAGGGAAACGGAATTAACGACAATCCTTGAAGCATTTTGAATTTCAGTTTCCACTTCTGCGAACATAACAATGTCGCAAAATCCGCTGTCAACCGCTTCCTGCCCGGTGTACCAGGTTTCAGCGGCCATAAGGTCCGCTATTTCCTGCGGGTCCTTTTGGGTTTTTAGGGCATACCCGTTAACAATGGCCTGTTTTATTACCTTCAATTCATCGGACAACTTCACAAATTCTTCGGCTGAATAGTAGCCTAAAACTCCCATTTTCGGGTCATGCACCATAAAAACGCCGTTGGCCGGTATTTCAATTACATCCCCCGCCATGGCAACTATGGTTGCGGCGGAAGCGGCCCAACCGTCGATTTTAACGGTTATTTTGGCGGCGTGGTCTTTCAGGCGGGTATAAATGGCATTCGCGGCAAACACATCCCCGCCGCCGCTGTTGATTCTCACAATAATTTCTTCAACGTTGCCAATGTCCGCCAGGTCTTTATTGAACTGCGCCGGGGTGATTTCATCCCCCCACCAGCTATAACTTGATATATCCCCATATAAAATTAATTCCGCCGCCTTGTTTTCAGGCCGCGGAACAAAGTTCCAAAACTTCTTATTCTGCTGTGCTTGCGGCAATATCGCGCACCTCCTTTAATAGTTTTTCCTCTTGTTTTAGCTGCTGGGCGTTGCGGTAGAAGTCGCCCCCTGTAAGCTCGGCTGTTTCCTTGTCGCGGGTTGAAAAGCCGTTTTGCACTCTCTTTTCCGCCGCCTGCACTTCCTGCACGGGGTTTAAAAGCCCCTGGGCCGGTCCGTTCCATTCAGCACCGGTATAAGCCTTTCTTGCCAGTGGGTCAGAGAAGAAACCAGGGGCGGAAATCCTGCCCTTTGCCACAGCCTCCGCGAACCATTCAACAAAAATGGGCTGGCAAAAATCATTTGCAAGCCATGAACGGTACATTTTAAACATTTTCCAGGCTTCCAGCAGTGCCCCGCGGCTGGCCGAATAGGAGGAATTAAAGCTTTTGACTAATAGCTCATATGGTATTTCCAGGGCCGCCCCAATCTGGCGGGATACCGCTACAACAAAGCCATCAAATGCCGTGTTGGGCCTGCCGGGGT